ACCTACCATAATATTTTCATTTACTAATTCATTTAGTACTGTATATTGCTTATCTGCGTTTGATACTTGTATAGGCTGTATATCAGGCTTTCTATTAGCATCATCATTAAAAGAAAGTACAAATTTTCCTGCGTTTGTACTGCCCGAAAATTTACGTTTTATACTATTTTCTATCTCCATACGCTCCTCTGCGGATGGGATGCCATTATTCATATTAATCCAAAAGCTAGGGCTAAAGCCATTACTAATATTACTTAGATGATATTCAGATATATGCTGTGAACATAAAATAAAATTAGTACATGATAAATAATCAGGTACGCTATACATATCCATACCTGCAGAGTATCTACCGCCATATAGTAATACGCTAGGATTAGATCTATCATTAGGATTAAATGCAGGTATGCTATAGGGATTATTTTCTTTTTTTCTATAATTATTCCAATCTGAGCTGATATAATAGGTATCTATTTTACCTAAATCATTAGGCTTACCTATTCTAACTTTAGCTACAGATACATGATGTATCTCTGCTATAGTTTGCCTATCTCTACTCCATATAATATTAATAGCATATGATCCAAATAATTTTAAATCATGCGCTACTTTTTTCATTACTTCATGTACAGATTCTTTACTGTTTGCTTTTGCTAGAAATTGCTTTAATTTAGCATAAGTTTCTACATTACTATTATCCTCTACTATAAAACTTTCTCCTGCTATCATATCTGCAGTAGAATTAATTATACTAGCATGAATACCGCTACCATAATAAAGATCTAGTAAAAACTGAGGATAGTTATTATTGCCATAGGTATTATCATGTATGCCATACTCTATCCATTCTTTACCTCTAGCCTCTTGTACTTTAGGAGCGGTTTGTTGTTCTAGAAATATCTGCATTAATGGAGGTACGTTACTTTTTTTATTCATTATATCATGTTTAAATGAGTATTTACTCTTTTTATTAAATCTAAGCTATAACTGCTATATATTTGTACTTCGTATATTTTTCCTGCAAAATGATTATGATTACCTGCTCTCTGCCCTAATGTATCTAAAAATAGATTACCTGATAATACCTCTGTATCTGTTTGCGCTACGCCATCTAAGTAAAAAGTATTTACATCACTAGAATCTCTAGCTAGCATAACTGTATGCTTTTGCCCTGCAACTAAATTTGAGCTTAAAGTAATAAAACTACTAGCACTACCATCTATTTTAAATCTTACAGCGCTTGCGCTATCAAATCTAATAAAATTATTAGCGCTAGTATCAGAGGCTATCATAATATCATTACTTATAGAGCTATCTATTGATAATCTAATAGCTACTATAAATGTAGCATCTAAATCAATTTCTGAGCTAGCAGAGATATGATCGTTGCCATCAAATACTACAGCGCCATCTGCTACATTATAGCTAGGCTGCTCAGATGTTGTATCTTGTGTAAAATGCGCTAAATTTCTTGATGTATCTAGCCATTGCTCTACGCTAGCAATATCTGAGGCATGCCCTAATCTTTTATGTTCTAAAAATAGCTGTAAACTAGTTTCAGACGTAGGATGCCATGTATTTAAATTACTTAGGCTTAAATTATTACTAAGGCTTAACATTAGTTAGATGCATCTAGATCATGCTCAGTATAACCTATACCTATACCTGCTGTTAGCGTAATAGCTGTAATTCTCATAAATAAAGTAGTACCTGCTGGCATAGTAGTATGTAAAGTACTATCTCCTGTAGCGTTTGCTACTGTTATCGCAGATATAGTAGATGTAACAGGAAAATAAACAGCGTAAAAATCTTTACTTGACTGCTCCCCTGTGCTAAATATTTCTACTGATCCCTTACCTAATTGCTCTCTAAGTAGTATGTTAGTATTATCAATTAAACTCATATTTTTTATTTTTTATTGTGTATATATATAATTATTTTGTGTGCTTTCAGTATAGTGTATATACTGTACCTCCTCATCTCCTACAGCCTCCTCTATAAATAATTTACCGCTTTCTACTAATCCCTTTACTGTACCATGTACTGCGCCTGTATTATTTGCTGTATCTGATTCTGTTATAGGGCTATTATTTTCATCTAATGTAACAGGTACAGTATCGCTATATGATACCTCATAAACCTCATACATCCAAAATCCTGAGGGCGTTAAAGATACTTCGCCTGTAAAAACATTACTAGTAACTGTTGTACTTTCAGTTATTTGTAATTTAGTAAACCTATCTTTTACGCTTTGATTTTGCCCATATGTATATATAGATCCTGTACTTGCAGTATTTTGCCCTGTAGGATTTACTGCTCTAGCTTTTGTATCTGATGTAAATTTTATTAAATACCTTAACCTATTTACATCTACAGCTTGATCCTTTCTTTGATCTTCTGTAGTTATGTAAATATTATGATTATCTGATGTAGCACTTGTACGCTGTAAATAAAGCATTTATATCTTTTTTTATACTAATAGAAATATTTAAAAAATATCCCATATATGTTAAAAAAAAGGGGCAAATGCCCCCTTTTTAGTTATTATGAAAAACAAAATACAATACTTATTCTACTACTGTAGTTAAAGTAAAGTTATCAAATGGAGTATCACTATATGCATCTAGTTTTAAAGCAGGAAAAGACTCCATAGCTGTAAAAGTTAGATCATATCCATTTAAATCTCCTGCGCCTGCTCCTGACTGTATAACACCTGCAGATAATTCTGCTCCATGCTCTACTCCTACTGCATAAATCTCATTCTTACCTGTACTATTATCAATCTGATTAAGCTCTACAAATATAATTAATCTATTTTGCGCTAAAAGTTTTATCTCATTACGATCAGAGATAGATAGCTTATGCAGTTTAATGTTTACTTCTGCCTGAAAAAATGTAGTTCCATTTTCCATACTGCTATTTACATTTTCTGTATAAGATGCCTGCCCTTTAGCTACGCCATATTTATAATAGCCTGCAGTATATCCGCCTGCTCCTGCTATTTGCGTTATACCGCCTAAAGATGAATAATTAGTATGCGTTATAGTTAAATCTCCATGCTGTGCAAAATATAAGTTTTTTACACCGCCCATTATATCCTTACAATCTAATGCTTTTCCTCTAGTTAATTCGCATGCCATATTTTAAAATTTTATTAAACTTAGGAGGGCTAAACGCCCTCCCTTATTTTAGTTATTATTAAGACTGATAAACAAAATCAGATGCTACACCAACTGCTACTCCTGCAGTAAATCTAGCTACTAATCTAATATTTTGGCTACCATCTAGATCAGCCATATCTAGTACTCTTACTTCATTAAAATCCATATCTAAATCAGTAGATGTACCAAAGAATAGATTTGATTTTCTTCCTGCGTACATGATATTATCAGCTAATCCGCCTACTACTGCAATCTTAGTACCCTCAAATTCAGGAATCGGTTGCCCCATATGATTAAATGGATAACCGCCTAAAGCAGATACTGCATTTACATATAATCTATATGTTTTTTTATTCATGTATATATATAAATCATCTTTCATATATACCGCAGATGGTATAGCTGTTACTAGATCTCTAATTTCTCCCACTATGTTAGTAGCAGTATATGTGCCTCCTGCTGTGTCTGTAGTCATTGATCCGCTATGAGATGTAGTAATACCATTAAATTGTCCTGATGTACTTGTATTACCTGCCCAAAAAGATCCCTCTATACTATCTGCTATAGCGCCTGATACATAAGATAAAGCAAAAGCTACAAAATCATCAGACTGCTCAAAAGCCCAATCTGACATTAAAGTACCTCTACATATATCCTGATTTACTTGAAACTGCTCAACACTTAGTACAGTTTCATTGAGAGCTAATGCACTTGATTGCTCATCAAATCCGCATGATGCATCTTTTACTATGTTAGTATTACTCATTACGTTAATAACCTCTTTATGATTTACTGCAGATCTTACTGTAGCATATTCTAAACTTTCTGCAGTTCTTAAACTTGCAGAAATATAAGCTCCTGCATGTTTACCATTATAAGAGCTACTATTAATTGTTAAAGCCATTTATTTAAATTTTATTATTAATTATTTATTTATGTTTAAGTTATATAAAAACTTTTCTTTTTTACTTAATTGAGAATAATCTGCTTTAGATAATCTTACTGTATTATTACTAAATTTATTAGTATTTACAGGCTTAGTAGCAGGCTCTTTACTTAGCTCCTGTACTTTTGCATCTAAATTTTTATTCTCTTCTTTAAGATTTGTATTTTCTCCTTTCATCTCTTTTAGCTCTGCATCTAATCTCTCTAAATCAGATTTAACCTCTGATAACAGCTCTTTAACTACTGCTCCTATCTCATTAATTAAACCCTCTTTGTCAAATTCTACCTCTGCTACCTCTTCTGTTATTTCTTGCTCTTCGCTCATGTACTCTTCATCTTTTTTAAGATCATCCTCTTCATCTTCAGCTTGTTCAGCCTCTAATACTTCTGCTACAATACCCTCCTCTTCTACTGTAAAAGATACGCCCTCAGCTGTAGTATATGATCCTACAGGTAGAGGCATAGTAGTACCATCTTCTGCTAATACCATAATGCTAACTCCTGCAGATAATTCATCTGCCTCAGAAACTATTATAGTACCATCTTCTAGTTTTGCTTGAAATTCTAATTTAATTTCTGCCTCAGGAGTATCTATACCTAAAGCTATTCTAATTTGTTTTTTTAAATCCATTGATTTTACTTTAAATTGTACACTTTTTAACCTAATAGAAAAATTATTAAGCTGTTTGATTTTCAACTTGATTAATTATCTTTTCAGCCCATCTCATCATTACATCTCCGCCCCATAAATTAAAGCTAATTGTTCCGCAGTCGTTATAATCTCCGCTATCATACGCTTTAGCTCTTTTTAAATAGCTATAAACTCTTTTTACAGTTTTATAACTTATAGCTTTTCCCTGCGCTAATTGTTGCGCTCTTACTTTACCTGTTTGCGTAGCGCATTTATTACCTCTCTCTTCATTTTCTTTTATTGCTCTTTCTGCGTTATCTCTTGCGCCTTTTGGATAGTTATCATAGCTTTCTAAATTTAATATATCTGCTAATGCTTTTAATATCTCTTCTTTACTTTTTGTTTTACTACTCATAGCCTGCATACGATCAACAAAAAAGCCCTCTATAGATAATCCTTTAACTTCTTTATTTTTTATTTTTTCCCATATCTCATTAGATGTAATTCTCATGCTTACCATCCATGTACCTTTAGGCAAATTAAATCCATATACTTTAGATTTATCCATATTAGGATCATCTATTATCCAACTTTCTACAGTTTCTACGCCTGCTATCTTTTGCTCATGCTCATAAGTAGCGCTATGATGATTATTATGCTTTAAAAATAATTCACTAGCTTTTTTTACTGTACTAGTAGAAAAATATACATAAAATTCAGTATCTGTATCTGCATCATATCTATAAATTTGCTTATTAGGAATTAAAGCAGGAGAAATTAATAATCTTTTCTCTTCATCTATTTTACTAAATGTTAAATTATTTTTTTGTTTATTTAGATATACAAAATCCACCTCTATAGCAGGATTTTCTACTAATGATATAGCATCTATAGTAAGCTGTTCATAATCTTTATCTATAACTAACTCTACTATTTTAGTATTTTTTTTTAACTCTAAGCATTCATTAGGCTTGCAGTTTCCTTTACATTTTTTACACTTCATTTTTAACTTTTTTTATAATAGAAAAATATTAATTATGTTTTATATTGTAGCTCTACGCCTAATATTGCCTAATTTCTTTTGGCTATCTGTTATATCATCTGATACAACGTATGCTCTAGCAGGCTCAGGCTTTTGTACTTCCTCTAAAGTAAATGCTCCTGATAATTGAGGGCTAGGAGCTGTAGGCTGTGCTGTGCTAGGGCGTGGTGCGCTAATACT